AGTTTGGGTGGTGAGATTCTAGGTCAAGTAGCGGCTGCTGCAAAAGCAGCTGCTGATGAATACAAAGAAGGTGGCGCTGCTGATGCTGCGGCTTCTCTAGGAAAAGCAGCTGCTCTTAACATTGGAAAAGGTATTTCTGCTGGATTAGGAAAATTACTAGGTAGTGGTCAATCTGCTCAGGCAGGATTTACAGCAGTTACAGGTTTAGTTCAAAATCCAATGTTAGAGATGATCTATAAATCTCCAAATTTTAGAACATTTCAGTTTGATTTTCTTTTTTATCCAAGAGATGAAAGAGAAGCTTTTGAAGCACAAAGAATCATAGAGAGACTTCGTTTTCATCAGGCACCAGAAATCTCAAGTGCTGGTGCTGGATTTTTAGTTCCACCATCTGAATTTGACTTGAAATTTTATTATGGTGGCCGAGAGAATCCAAATATACCATCTGTTGCAACCTGTATATTAACAACGATAGATGTGAATTATGCACCAAATGGTTTTTCTGCATATGAAGTACCAGGTGAAAATACACCGTCTCTCGGTCGAACAGGTATGCCAACAGCAATTCAATTAACGCTTCAGTTTCAAGAAACAACTTACCTCACTAAGAAAGATTTTAAAAGTGATTCTTCTTTTGAAGGTAAAGAGTTTCAGAGACAAGTAACTGAAGATTATGGCACAGGTGGATTTTAATGGCTAAGTATTTTAGGTATTTTCCACAAACTCTTTACACGAGCAATAATAAAACTTCTGGTTTAGATACAGTAACAAACATCATTTCGAGGTTTTCTTTTCAGAATAATTTAAAAAATAATACAAATGTTTTTTACAAATATCAGATACAAGAAAGTGATACGCCAGAAATTATTGCTGCAAAATATTATAACAATCCAGAAAGACATTGGATTGTTCTCATGTTTAATGATATTGTCGATCCACAATTTGATTGGCCATTAGAACAAAGAACTCTTGTTGAATATATTAACAGTAAATACTCAGCGAATGGTGCGGCAAACACAACAGTCCAAACTGGTATTGCGTGGGCTCTAAGTGAAAACAATGTTCATTCTTACTACAAAATAATCACAAGAAGTTCTGTTGATGAAATTCAAATTATAGAGAAACTTCAACTTGATGCAAATACATATGCAAACGTAGCGGCAACAACTTCAACATATACGACAGCAAATAATGAAACGGTTACTGAGACAATCACAAAAGAAACAATGTCATACTATGAACATGAAGTTGAACAAAATGAATTGAAAAGAGAAATTAATCTTTTGAAACCAGAATTTGTACCTACTATTGAGAAAGAGTTCAAGAAAGTTTTTAGATAATGACAATTGAAGTTCAAAAATCTACACAGTTTAAAATAAATGAACTGGCGATAGTGACTAAAGCTGGTTCAATTGATATTTCTTCTATCTACGAAGAATTGAACATATTTGATTCAATGATGATGCCTGTTATGAGTGGTAATATTTTAATCAAAGATTCTGTTGGACTTTCAGGTAAACTTTTATTTGATGGTTCAGAGACATTATTAATTGATATTGCAAAAGACCAAAACTCAGATATGGCTTCTTTTAAAAAAGCATTTAGAATTTATAAACAATCTGATCGCCGAGAAGATGGTTTAAACTCTGAAACATATTTGTTAAATTTTGTATCAGATGAATTAATGTATTCTGATCAACAAAGAATTAATCAGTCTTACGAAAAAACATATTCTGGTGTTGTCGAAAGAATACTATTAGACTATTTAAAAGTACCACCAAACAATCTCAGAGGAATTTATGATACTTCTTCTGGTATACGAAAAGTAGTCATACCAAATTTGCGGCCACTTGAAGCAATTGAATGGTGTTCAAAACGAGCAGTAGATGAAAATCAATCACCAAATTTTATGTTTTTTCAAAATTTGATTGGTTATAATTTTGCAACACTCTCAAACCTTCTCACAAAAGGTGAAATTCTCGACATTAAATTTGAAGCTAAAAATTTAGGCGGTAATAACCCAATATCTGAAATCAGTAGTGCAAGAAGTCTTGAAGTAATCTCTCAGGCAGATAACCTTGAGAGAACCCGATCTGGTGTTAACGCAGGTAAATTTATTGGATTTGATCCAATTACAAGAGTTGTTGCTGCAAGAAATATTAGTTATGGTGATCACTATTCATCGATGAAACATGCGAATGAAAATCCAAATTTTTCATCGATACAAAATAGAGATGGTGTTGATAATACAAAAACATTTGATGCAAGAAAATCTTTAAGTATTTTTGGTGCAGCTCGACAGTTAAGTAACTATATTAAAACACATGACCCATCATCAATTAATCTTGAAGACAATAAAGAAAGTTATATCTTTCAACGTCAAGCAATCATTAAAAATTTGATGACAAAGAGAGTAAAAATTGTGATGCCTGGAAATTTTCAATTGACTTCAGGTTTTAATATTAATCTTGAAGTACCAACATTTGGTAAGAAAGAAAAAGGCGATGATAACAATGATCCGAGTGTGAGTGGCAAATACATCATCGTAGCTTCAAGGCATGTCATTGGTTACGATAAACATGAAACGATTATAGAAGTTGCAACAACATCAACAGACAATCAGTTTATACCATCTTCTAACCCAAGACAAACACAAGAACTTTTAAATTATGAGTGAAGAAAATAAAGATTTTGCTGGTAAAAATGGTTTTGTTTGGTGGGTTGGTGTTGTAGAAGACCGACAAGATCCACTTAAACTTGGCCGGTGTCGAGTTCGGTGTGTTGGATGGCATTCAGAAAATAAGATGAATCTACCAACATCTTCTTTACCTTGGGCATTACCTGTTTATCCACCAAATAATACAAACACATATGCACCAAAAGAAGGTGATATGGTCTTTGGTTTTTTTGTTGATGGTGAAAATGCACAAGAACCTTTAATGCTTGGTGTTTTTCCTAGCATACCACTTAGAGTTGCAAACAGACAAGAAGGTTTTAACGATCCAAGAACAGAAGAACAATTGGCGGCCGCACCTGTCAAACCAAATGAGTCTGCAATTGGATATCCAAGAAGACTTGATGAACCAACAACTTCTCGTTTAGCGAGAAATGAGACAACAGATGATTCGATTGTTTCATTGAAAGCATCAAGAAAAGAATCAATTGTTGAGCCTAATTCATATTATAATGCAGTCTATCCATACAATAATGTCCATGAATCTGAATCTGGCCACGCATTTGAAATAGATGACACACCAAATGCAGAAAGAATTCATCTTTATCACCGATCAGGTTCTTATATTGAATGGGGACCAGATGGTGACCGAGCAGAAAAAATTCAAAGAGATAAGTTTACCGTAGTTGTAGGAGATGAACAGGTATACATCAAAGGTGATGTTTCGATCACAGTCGATGGAGATTACAATTTAAACGTCACAGGAGATATTAAAATCAACGGTCAGTCGATCAATCTTAACAATGGTTCACAAGGTGCAGCTCGTATCGGTGATGCTGTTCCAGATAGTGAGATTGATGGAACACAAGATATTAGTGAAGGTTCAGGCACGGTATTCATCGGAGACTAAGATAAATAAAAAATGGCAACAATCACAGTAAATATCGAAACCGAAAGAGTATTCCGAGATTTGGATTTGAATTTTGCGATTCATCCAATTCGAAAAGACATTAACACTCATTTAAATGAGTTTGCAGTTATCAATTCGGTTAAAAATTTAGTTCTCTTAAATCATTATGAAAAACCGTTTCAACCAGAAGTAGGCAGCAATATTCGCAGACTTTTATTTGAACAAGTAGATTCAATTACTGCGGCACAGATAGAAAGAGAAATTATAGAGACTGTTGATAACTTCGAACCGAGAGTTAGAACTTCAAAGGTGACTGCAATTGCAGCACCAGATGAAAATGGATACAGAATTGAAATGGAGTTTTTCATCATTAATAATCCAGATCCAATTACAATTAAATTCTTTTTAGAGCGGATTAGATAAAAATGGCAGACCGTCTAAGAGTTACAGAACTTGATTTTGATACAATCAAGACAAACTTAAAATCATTTTTACAACAACAAAATCAATTTACAGACTATGACTTTGAAGGGTCAGGTCTAAACATACTATTAGATATTTTAGCATATAACACACATTATAATGCTTACTATCTGAACATGGTTGCTAATGAGGCATTTCTTGATACTGCTTTACTTCGTGATTCAGTAGTTTCTCATGCTAAATCTTTTGGTTACATTCCATACTCAAAAAGAGCTTCAATTGCAACAATTAATTTTACAGCCAATTCTGCAAGTAATACGTCCTCTACATTAACAATACCTTCAGGTTTTGCTTTTCTTTCAAATCAAATTGATGGTAAATCATATAATTTCGTTGTTCTAGATGATACGACCGTAACAAAAGCAAATAGTCAATTTGTTTTTGAAAACCTTGACATTTATGAGGGACAATTAATTACCTATAATTTTACTCACAATGAGTTAAACAATCCAAAACAAATTTTTGTTTTACCAGATGAGAATATTGATACAACAACTTTAAAAGTAACTGTTGCAGCTTCTTCATCGAATACAGCTACAACAACATACAAAAAAGTTACTGAAATACTTGATGTTGGTGCAACATCTGAAGTTTTCTTTTTGCAAGAGAATCGCAATGGTAAATTTGAAATTTATTTTGGTAATGACATTGTAGGTAAAAAACTTCCAGATGGTGCGATTGTTGCAGCCACATATCTTGTTACAAACGGCAAAGATGCAGATAAAGCAAACAATTTTATTGCGACAACAGGACTAACAGATTCACTTTCTGAATCTCTGACAACATTTGTAATAAATCCTGTAAGTGCTGCAGCTGGTGGAGCTGACAGAGAAACGGTTGATGAAATTAAATATTCTGCACCACTACAATATGTAACACAAAATCGATTGGTAACTAAAAAAGATTATGAGTCATACATTCGCAGAAACTATCCAAGTCTTGATTCACTTTCTGTTTGGGGTGGTGAAGATGAAGATCCTGCAATTTATGGTAAAGTATTTGTTTCACTTAAACCAAAAGAAAACTTTTTTATTTCAGAAACAGAAAAACAAAGAATCATTGACGATATTATCAAACCAAAAGCAATTCTTTCTGTAGCTACTGAAATTCGTGATCCAGAATATTTGTTTGTCCTCTTAAATAACTTTGTGAAATATGATCCGAAAAAGACAACATTTCCAATCACAACATTTAGAACACAAATTCGAAACGCAATATTAAACTATAAAGAAACTTACCTTGATAAGTTTAATGGAATATTTGCGCTTTCAAAACTACAAGATGCTATCGATAATGTTGATTTAAATGCAATTATTGGTAGTGAAACTGAAGTTCGAATTCAAAGAAGATTTACACCAACCTTAGGTACAAGAACAAATTACACAGTTAATTTTAATACCTCTTTGCGTAGAGGCACATTAACTGATAAATTCACTTCAACAGAATTTTCAACATTCGATGCTTCTAATGTTCTGAGAACCGCTCAAATTGAAGAAGTTCCTCAATCATTTACTGGCATTTCTTTAATTGAGATTGTAAATTCTGGTTATGGATATACAACAACACCAACAGTTACGATTTCTGGTGATGGCATTGGAGCTACGGCTGAAGCTGTTTTAAGTCAAGGTCGAATCACATCAATTAATATTACAAACCGAGGTTTTGATTACACAAGAGCTACAGTTACAATTTCTGGTGGTGGAGGTTTCTCAGCAACAGCTGTCGCAGTAATTGATTCAAAGGTTGGTACATTAAGAACAATTTATTTTGATGCAAATGCTGAAAGGCAAGTTATTAATCCAAGTGTTGGCCAAATCAATTATGACACAGGTGTTATTACGATAAATGACTTAAACATTGTTTCTGTAGGCACTACAGGTGGTTTGGTTCGTTTGACGGTTGGCTCTGATGATGGTATTATTGAATCTTATAAAAATGTAATTGTTACAATTGATGATACTGATTCTGCTGCGATTTCAACAACACTTGAATCAATTATTGCATAATGATAACAGATTTAAAAACTTCTTTACTTGTCAACCGTCAAGTTCCTGAATTTGTTCGGGAAGATCATCCTACTTTTATTGCTTTTCTTGAAGCTTATTATGAATTTCTTGAAACTGAACAAGGATTTCAAAATAATGATTTAGTTGCAAAAGCTAAAAATCTTCGTTATGTTTCTGATGTTGATGCATCAATTAATGATTTTGAAGAAAGTTTCATTAATAATTTTGCCTCTCTTGTGCCTCAAGATGCTTTAGATGATAAAGCATTTCTTATTAAGAATATTTTACCTCTCTATCTTGCTCGAGGTAACAGAAAATCTTTTGATCTTCTTTTTCGCCTTCTTTACGGTGAAGAAATTGAACTTACATTTCCAAAAGATAATATTCTTCGGGCATCAGATGGCAAATACCTCATCGAAAACGTTCTCCGTATTGCTGATAATATTTACACGTTCTATACTGGTGATGGTGAAGAAACTGTTTTTCTTTTAGCTCAACAAGTTGATCCTGATGAAGTAACTGTTTTCATTAATGACGTAGAAACAACATCTGGTTTTTATGTAAGAAAAGAAGATAAGAAATTAATTTTTACATCAGCGCCGGCAAACGGTGCAGATATCAAAGTATATTATGATAACTTTGATGAAACACTTTTAAACAATCGCAAGGTAACAGGTTCATCATCTGGTGTTACGGCTTTAATTGAAAGAGCTGTGCCGCGATTAATTGGTATTCAAACATCAACAGAACTTTATATCAACACAAACACTCTTTCTGGATTATTCTTAAATGCTGAAGATATAACAATTGATATTGTTGCTGATGATGGCGTAACACTTATAAACGTTGGATCATTTACAGTTGCACCACTTAGCATCATTACGATTATAGATGGTGGTTCTGGTTACAATGTTAGTGATCCTGTTCTTATTTCTGGTGGTCTTCCAGTTATACCTGGTGAGGCTATTGTTGGCGCGGTCGAAACTGGTTTTCCTGATTCTGCAAATGTTATTGTAGGTGGTGCAGGATTTCAGCTTGGTGGTATTATTCCTGCATCAAATGTTGGTGGTACGATTGTTCTTTCAATTCTTGGTGTTGATAGTTCTGGCGCAAACTCACCAAATTCGTATACAATCTTCACGGATGTTATTTCAAATTATTTAACTGTTAATATATCAGATGCAGACTTTGGTTTTCCTGCAAATGTAATTCCTGCTGGCGAAAATGTTGAGACAAGAATTTCTGATGCACTTTCAAGAGGTACAGTCACCGATATTGGTCCAATCACAAATGTTGATGTTTTGATTGCGACCGTTTCATCAAATGGTGCGATTTTTGATGCAGAAGGTGCTAAGATTGAAACTCTTGCAAATACTTTTGTTGACATTAAAACATTTGGTTCTGTTGGTCGTATTCAAATCAATAATGGTGGTGAAGGTTATGAAATTGGTGATGAGATAGTATTTGGTGCAAATCCATTAGGAACATATGGTACAGGAGCTGCTGCAGCGGTAACAAATGTAAATGCAACAGGTGCTATTACTTCGATTGAAATTCAACCATCACGAATTACTGGAACTGCAAATACTCAATCAAGTAACGCAACGATTACTGGTAATGGAACTTCTTTTGATACAGAATTACTTGTTGGTGATAGAATTGTTGTCAACTCTGAAATTCGTTTTGTAAATGCAATTGCTTCTGCTACTTCTTTGAATGTAAACGTTGCATTTACAAGAACTTCAACAGAAAGGCCTATTGGATTATATTTTAAAAATCTTCTTGGTGGTCAAAATTATGTTCAAACTAATTTACCACCAATCACAGTTTCTTCTGCAAATACTTCTGCGGTCAATGCAAACGTTGAAATTATCGCATTGATGGGTGATGGTGAATCAGTTAATGCATCAACTACATCTGTTGCAGGTCGAATTAGTTCAATCGCAATTACAAACCCTGGTCGTGGTTATGAGTTTCTACCTGCGATTGATCTTTCACAATCTGGTGATGGTAACGCAACCGCAGAAGCACAAATTGAGAGATCCTACGTTTCATTACCAGGTCGTTGGTCTACATCTGACAGTATTCTTTCGTCACTTGAAAGACGAATTCAAGGCCTTGATTATTATATTGACTTCACATATCTTACATCGGTAGCAACAGAATTTTCTAGATACAAAGATGTTGTTAAGGGTCTTTTACACCCAGCTGGTTACAAAAACTATGCTGAGTATCTGATTACAAAAACTTTGGATGTTGAACCAACAATCAATTCATCCAAATCTACAACGGTATCTGGCCGAGTTGAAATCGTCAATGGCTCTATAACGATTACCGGTACAGATACACGATTTAATACTGCAAACACTCTTGGCATACTTACAATTGGCACTCAGATTGTTGTCAATAACGAAATACGAACAGTCAACGCAATCGCAAATGATACTTCTTTGACGGTTTCTACTGCATTTACATCAGACGCATCGTCACAGACCATCATTTTACTCGCATAAATAAAACCTATGGCAACATTTTATACATCTGAGAAATTATCTTTAAACAATGCTGAGTTGTTCAAGGACTCATTTTCTACGAGTTCTCCTGCAATTCAGTATGTTTATATTGGAAATAGTGTTCCTTACGCAAATGAATCATCTCCAGATGCGATTGTAGAAACAATTGCTACTGAAAAAGATGTGTGGGACAATATGTTTGCTGCAAAAAAAGTCACAGCGAATGATATTGAGTTGGTTATTCCAAGAGTTTATTGGACTGCAAATACCAAATATCGTCAATATGATGACACGATTCAGCTAACAGACCTTATTTCTGGTAATACTGACCAGAATCTCAAAGCCTTCTATGCAATTACTTCAGACCGAAATGTCTATAAGTGTTTATCAAATGCAGTTTCTTCTAATTCAACAATCGAACCAACAGGTGATTATACAACATCTAATGGTGTGATTGCAACAGCCGATGGTTATATTTGGAAATACATGTATAACGTTCGTCCTGCAAATAAGTTTCTTACAACAGATTTTACACCAGTTCCACAAAGATCGGACGTTGCATCAACTCTTACGGACTACAACCTTGATGATACAGGTGTTGTAGAGGGTGAGTTGACCACAGTTGTCGTAGAAAACGGTGGTTCTGGATATGCACATAGTATTGTAACCGTATCTTCATTCATTACAGGTTGCACGATACTTACTCTTGCAAACACAACAAACGTGGCTGCAAACATGTCAGTTTCAGGCACAGGTATTGCTTCTGGTGCATTTATTTCAACACTTGATACACCAAATAATAAAATTACGATATCATCAGCTGCAACTGCAAACGGTGGTGGAACAGGAAACAACCTCACAATTGTTACACGAATTTACTTTGATGGTGATGGAACAGGTGCAGTTGCAACAGCGTCACTCAATAACGATTCAATTTCTGCCATTACACTTTCAACAATTGGTACTGGTTATACAAGAGCAAATGCTTTTGTTTATGGCTCTGGCACAAATGCTAATACCAGATGTATTATTGCACCTAAATTTGGTCATGCGTTTAATCTTGCAAAAGACCTTCTTGGTCGAAATATAATGGTGACTTCAAGAATTGGTGATATTGATTCGACAGAGAGTGGTTTGATTTCTGTTGACACATCATTTCGACAATTTGGACTTCTTCGTAATCCTCATAAATATGGCGAAGCGAGAAGGGTAAGTAACGCAAATGCAAACTCTGTTATTTCACAAACAACAACTTTAACATTAACATCTGGTACTTTATATACACTTGATGAGTATGTTTATCAAGGATCATCGGCAAACAATGCAACAGCTTATGGTTATATTCATTCGCAAACTGCCACACAAACAAAAATAATAAGAGTAAACGGAACATTTAGAGTTGGTCTCGCTTTAATTGGTGAATCTTCGGGCGTTTCAAGAACAGTTGTTGCTGTTTCAAATCCTGAATTTGAACCATATACTGGCGACATATTATACGCAGAGAATGACGTTAAGACAGACCGAGAAGATGGTCAAGCTGAGAATATTCGATTTGTAATACAATTTTAAAGGTACAAAATGGCACTTAATTTTAACGTAAACCCATACTACGATGATTTCGATGAGAATAAGAATTTTCATCGAATTTTGTTTCGTCCAGGTCGTGCAGTTCAAGCAAGAGAACTGACACAGGCTCAAACAATTCTTCAAAATCAAATTGATCGTTTTGGTTCACATATCTTTAAAGAGGGTTCAAAAGTTTCTGGTGCCGAGACTTTTGATGAAACTATTTTTTCTGTAAAGTTAGAACCAATTTTTAATGGCGACACAATTGATATTTCTGGTGTAGAGGGTTATTATGCCAGAGCAAATACCTCAAATAATATTTACGAAATTAAAAAAGTTGCTGTTGCAGATGGTACAGATCCAGACACATTAATGTTGTCGTACATAAAAAATATTGGTATTACAACACCAATAGGTAGACTTTTGGGTGCGAATACAGGTAATGGATCAATAGCAAATTCAGAAACAATCGTAATTTACTCATCTTCTGATTTGTCAGATGCAAATATTATTTCTACTGTCTTATCTTCTAATACATCACCCGCAAGTTTTGTTGGTAGAGTTTTTTCTGTTTCTGAAGGAATTTTCTTCACAAACGGTCTTTTTGTCCGCAGCAATTCTCAATCTGTAATTGCATCAAAATATACTGAATTTGCAAACGTAAGTGTTGGTTTTGATATTACTGAAACATTAGTTAACTCTGGAAACGACACTTCACTTCTTGATCCTGCTGTTGGTGCATCAAACTATTTTGCTCCTGGTGCAGATCGTTATAAAGTATCACTTACACTTACAACAAAAGATTTAGTTGATGATTCTATTCCAGATTTAACGACTGAAAGTTATATTGAAATTGCAAGATACCGAAACGGCGATTTAGTAAAAGACACAAGAGTTGCGAACTATTCAGAAATACTTGAAACTTTGGCCCGAAGAACTTATGATGAATCAGGTAATTATAGAGTAAATGGTCTTAATCCAAGAATTAAACCTGAAGGATTTTCTGGTGCAAATTCAGAATTTGCACTTCAAATAAGTCCAGGAAAAGCATATGTTTTTGGATTTGAAAATGAACTAATTGCACGGCGAGAACTTATAGTAAATAAAGCAAGAGATTTTGAATCTGTTGAAGGTTATGATGTTCCAACATATTATGGTAACTACTTCTTTGTTACCAATGCAAATGGTGCCGTTTTTAATTTCTCAACAGCAGAAAAACTTGAACTTCACAGCAGCAACACAGCCATTTCTGCAAATACAAAACTCGGTGAGGCCTATGCACGAAACCTTGAGTATGTAAGTGGTAATGGTGATTCTGCTATCTACAAGCTATCTGTTTTTGATGTTACACAGACAAGTAACAATCCAATTAAACTAACAAAAACAATTATCAATGGTAATGCTGCAACATATAGTGCAAATGTAAATATTGCATCTGATTCAGTATTTACAAGAACAACAACCGCATCTGTTTCAAATACTACTAATATCATAACAATTTCTACGTTGACTGGTATTACGAATGGTATGGAAATTTTTGGACCTAATGTTCCTGCTGGAACTTTTGTCACTTCAATTGATGGTTCTCAAATAACAATGAGTAATGCTGCAACTGGTAATAACAGTTCAGATTCTTACTTGTTCAGAGAAACATTTTTAACTGATCGAACTTATGATTGTTCTGTTTTTGAAGCCTCATATGACGTAATCAAACAATTTAGTAACGTTGACTATGATGCAAAACGGGTATTCAAATCCGTATCATTTACATCTGGTGTTGCATCTGTTCAAACAAACGATGGCACCGAACGATTTAATCCAATTGATGGTGCAAACTTACAGAGAAACTATGCCATCTGTATACGAACTGGTGGTACAGGATCATTTCCTAATTTCACATGGGTAGATTTAAGTGGTGGTTCTTATTTGGCGATACCAACACCATCTGTTGGTTCACCTGCAACACTTAACATCGACCTTGGTGATGCAACATTTAATGGCACCGCAGACATTCTTGCGACAATTGATATTACTGGTGCTGCGAGAAGAACTAAAACATATGTGGATGATGCTGTAAAATACTTTAATCAATACACAGCAAATACACTTTCATTAGGTCATGCTGATGTTATCAATGTAACGGCCATTTACATTTCTGATAGTCCATCAAATTCTGCAAATGCAAATGCAAATGTTAATGTTGTAGATAGTTTCACACTCGATAATGGTCAACGAGATAGTTTCTATGATCATGCGACAATCACAGTAAAGACTGGTGCATCTGTGAATACTGGTAACGTTCTTGTTGTTTATGATCGTTTTGATCATTCTGGTACTGGATTTTTTGATACAGGATCATATTCTGATTACGACAACATTCCAACATATCGTAAGAGTGATGGTACAATTATTGACCTACGAGATAGTTTAGACTTTAGACCAATTCGAACTGCAAATGCAACTTCAAATGTTGCAAATAGTTTGAATATGGTCTTTAGTTCACAACAAATTGCTGATTCGACTGTTGGTTCTGCTGATACAGACCTTGAATACTATTTGGCAAGAAAAGATAAAGTTGTTTTAAATAAGAATGGCCAGTTTAGAGTAATTGAAGGTATAAGTGCTCAGAGAAATCCTCCAACACCTACGGATGAACCTGATGCAATGACATTGTATACATTATCTCTTGATCCTTACACATACAATACAAGTAACGTAAAAGTTTCAATTGCTAAAAATAGACGATACACGATGAAAGATATTGGTTCTCTTGATGATCGTTTAACAAGAGTAGAATATTATACGGCTCTTAACTTTCTTGAAAAAGATATTGCAACAACAGTTTATTTTGATGATCAAGATAATCAATTGTTTAACAATGGTTTTCTTGTAGATTCATTCAGGGGTCATGGTGTTGGTGATGTTTTTAATACAGATTATAAATGTTCTGTTGATTTTGATAATGAAATATTACACCCAAGATTTGAAAGTAATGCAGCTTCATTAACAGTCTCAACTAAAACACTTACTGAAACTGGAAATGTATTTACACTTCCATTTACGACAAGTGCTTATATTACACAAAATGTAGCTTCTGGCACAATTAATGTTAATCCATTTAATGTAATTGGTTTTATTGGGTATGTTAAAATTGAAAAAGATACTTCGTCTT